AGCCCCTCGATCTTGGTCTTGGCCTCGGAGAAGGCGACGCCGAACTCGGCCACCGCCCGCTTGAGGTTCACGACCTCCTGCTCGTCGCGATGCTGGCGCGTCGAAATCTCGCGCGCGCGCTCCGAGAAGGTAGTGAGGTAGGTGATCAGCTCGCCCTGAGTCGGCTGCGCGCTGAACGTGGGGGGAGTGAACTCGACCACCGCGCCAGCACCGGGACCGGCATCCGGCACCTGGTCCAGGCGTGCGAAACGGCTACCACCAGGCACGTGTTCCGGCTTCTCGTTCCAGCGCATCCTTGCGTCCTCCTTCAGGCGCCCCGTCCGTGGGGCGCGGTGGTCTGCCCTGCGCGTCGCTTCAGGCGGCGAACAGGCTCTCCAGCAATGAGGCGGACGCTTGGGCCGCCCCTCCCGACTTCTTGGCGCTACCGATCACCGCCTGGACTCCATCGGTGACCGCAATAGTTCTTAGGCTGGCGGGGTCGAGGTCCGCCGCGTCGCGCTGCGTGAAGCGATGGTCTTCCCTCGACTCCTCGTGCTTGTCCCAGGCGAACGAGTTCTCGCGGCACCACTTCGCCGCATCATCCTTGGACTCGAAGCGATCCTTGGAGCACAGCACGGTCTGGATCTCAGAGCGCCGCGGCTCGGCGCGGTCGCGGGGGTGGGCGCGCTCGGTGCTCGAGAACATGGCCTCGATCAGCATCTCGCCCGTGGACCCGGGCTCCTCGCCCCTCTTCGAGGCCAGCATCGCCTCGATGTGCTGCACGCCGCCGTATTGCGCGGTCAGGGTCGCGACCCAGCGGGACGCCCGCATCACCGCGGGCTCCGAGGCGTGGGCGGTCGCGGCTTCGGGCTCGTTGGGGTTGTAGAAGTGGGTGCCGCGCTCGGCACCCGCGTATACGATCGAGCCCTCGAGCACGTCGACGATCTTGCTCATCTCGAAGGTGCAGAGACCGCCCGGATCGTAGATCTCGCCCGGCCAGTGGCCGCACTCCCACGAACGGATGTCGGCCTTACAGATCGAGCACTTGGTTTCGAGGAAGGCCCAGGCGAGCGAGGTTTCGGAGTAGACGCCGAGGTCCACGCGGTCCACGATCGAGGTTCCCTCGGCGTCGGCCGGCACGTAGAAGAGTCCCTCGGTCCAGTAGCCGTACTTGCGCGGGGTCAGCGAGGTTTCCGGCATGAACACGCGCTTGCCGGCGAAGAAGCGGCCGACCGGCGCGGTGTCGTAGTTGTGCTCGAACATCAGGGGTCGACCGGGGATCAGTTCGGCCACTTCCTGGAGGGCACCCAGCGAGAACACGCCGTAGAACGAGGCGGGCTTCGAATTGATGATGCGGGTGCCGCGGATGTGTACGTCCTCGGCCTTCACCGGACGCTTGGCGAACTGCTGAATCTTGGGCAGGAAGTTGACCTTGGCGGCCGCCTCCTGCGCGGGCTCGAGCGTGGTGTAGAGGCTCTTGGTGACCGCGAGCAGCGGCCAGTTCTGGTGCAGATTCATCGCGCGCCCCTCCGTGGGCTATGCGTGTGAAAGCTTGTCGGCGGTGCTTACTTGTTCCAGGCTGGGAAGATTACCTTCGCCTTGACCAGAGTCCACAGTGCCGCCGAGCTTCCATCCGCGCGCCGGCGAATGCGCCAATAGGGGAAGAGGTACGGGTCCTTCGACGCGTCACCATCGACCAGCAACGGGATTCCCACCGCCTTGTCGGCCGTGGTGGTCAGGTACCCCACGAATGATCCGGTCTGGCAGATGCTGCCCGCGGCGTCCATGCACCCGTCGACCGCAACGAATGTCGTGTCCCAGTTGGCACCAACGATCGCGTTGTCGCCATAGAGCACGAGCTTCGCCTGTCCGTAGGCGGTCGATGGCGCGTCGGCGATGTCCCACCACGAGACGCCTTGCACCCTGGTCTCGAAGGTGACGAAGGTGTCCACGGGGGCGGCCCCGCTCGAGGCGTCGCCGATGAAGTAGGTCGCGAGCGAGTCAATGTAGCCGTTCGCATTCACGCCCGCCTTCTTGGTGCGGACCTGAAGATCCACGTGGATCGGGTAGTGTGGGCTCGCGAGAGCCGGCAGCGCGAGGAGCGCCGCGAACAGCGCGCAGAGGACAGCGGAGACGGAGAACTTCAATCCCTTGGTGCTCATTGCGTGCTTCCCTCCTTGGAAGAACGCGGGCGGGCTATCCCGTCTTGACCTCGGGCTCCCACGCCGGCTGAAAACGACCGCACTCGCACACGAACCCGTTGCGCTGCGCCTTGAACTTAGCGACGCCCCCGCACGGGCACTTCTTCTCTTTCGGGAGGGCCGTGGTGCGCGGTGTGAACGCCTCGGCCTCCCTGCCGGTGAGTCTCATCATGGCGCGAACAACTCCTCAAGGAGCATCGTGGCACCAATCTTCTCCGGCGTCAAAACGTTCGCGCGCTTCGCGGCGAAGTCGGGCGCCAGAACTGGCGCCGCAGTGCATCTGCAGTTGCAAAGCTCTCCAGCCTCGGCGCCCATCTCCCAATCGCCAGGGAACATCATCCGCGAAGTCCCCACGGTAAACGCCTGCTCGAGCTGGACCACCTGGCCATTGGCCGCGGCGTGCGACTCGCGTACCAGGTCGTCGCCCGCGGTGACCCATTCCTTGGACTCGACCAGGCCATCCGTTTGGCGCCAGGCCTCGTGCGCCCCAAAGTTGTAGGCGGAAACCGTTTCGGTCCTGACGATGGTCTCGCCCTGGTTGGCATAACGCTCGCTGAACACCTCGCGGACCCGCGCCACCAGCTCCGCGTGGGTCTCTGACTCCTTGAAGCCCTCGGCGAGCGATAAGCGGAGCGCCTCGCGCGTGGTGCGCGTGGTGCCGAGGATCATGGCGTGCGAGCGGCGGACCAACCACGCGGTCATGGCGCCCGAGCGGTAGTCGAAGGCGATGCGGAGCCCCAGGTCGGAGAGCTCCGAGCTCCCCGCGGCGCGCGCGACGCGGCGCATGAACTGTCGGATCAGCGCGCGATCGCCCTCGGTCTCCTGGAGCAGGTCGTCGATGTCGATCGCGGCCAGCCGAGTTTCGGCCGCGGCCGCGCCCGGATCCAGGTGGCGCCGGAGCCGCGCAACGACCCGCTTCTCCTGGGACGAGAACAGGCGGCGGACCCCGGCCCGCATGGTGCGTTCTTGCCCGATGAGCCTAGCGTCCTGCCGGGCCACGAGCTGTTGGCGCGCGGCGGCCAACTTGAGCGAAGGTGGGCCGTCCATGGCCCTTGCGGCTTCCTTGCCACCCCCCGCTCCCGCGCCGCCCGTCTCCGAACCGGGTAGAGCGGTCGGGCGTTCGCGGATCTTGTCGTGCTCGGGATCAGGGCTCGGCTCCCATCCCAGGACCTGCGTGCGGATGTCGTTCACCGAGGCCACCGGGCCACCCGCTCCCTTGGCGCCGGCCTCGATCAGATTGAGCAGCGCCTCGGCCAGCGCGTGCACGCCCTTGAAGTCGAAGGCGCAGGTGACGCCCACGCCGTAGATCGCCTGGTAGGCGGGCTCGCGCAGGAACCGCTCGTTGATGGTCGCGGCCATCTTCTTGGCGAGCGGGATGATGCAGAGGGTCCAGTAGAGCAGGGTGTCGGTCGAGGCACCCGCATCCGAGAGCCCGCCGCCCTGCTTCATCCCCATGATCACCGGCGGCACGCGGAGGATCTTGAAGATGTCCTCGGACTTGAGCTTCGCGGTCTCGACGAAACGCATTTGCTCGATCGAGATGCCGGAGGGCATGAACTTGAGCGCCTTGGGGAGCACCACGGGATCGAACGCATTGGCGGTGCCCTGGGCCTGGAGCCGGAGGTCCTTCTTCATCGCGTCGCGCTGGGCCGGCAGCAGGTCTTCGCCCTGGAGGAAGCCGGCGAGCCGCCCGCCCTTGCGATAGAAGTTGTCGATCCAGACCGACATATTGCGCTCGGTCCGGTAGGCCATGGCGGCGACCTCGAGCGGGGCGAGGCCGGCGTAGATCTGGGCCGCGGAATGTCCGGTCTTCGGCCGGTACATGCGGAACGGGAGGATCTGTTGGCGCGGGATCTGGCGCGTGTCGCCGCCGCCGATGTCATACTCCCAATGGTCGATGGTGCGACCCTTGATCTTGGCCTCGATCTTCGTGGGGTCGAGCGCCCATAGCGACTGCGGTTCTTTTGTGGTCTCGAAGTCGACGTACAGGGGGCAGTTGCCGGATATATGGAGGTCGCCGACGATCTGTTCCTTGAGCTCAAAGCCGGTGTCCTCGCCGTTGGCGCTCTCGAAGAGTCCGGCGACGTTGCCGCGCTCGGGCTCGATCACCTCGCCGTCGGCGTCGCGGAAGATCAGCGGAAGTTCGGCGATCGAGGACTGGATGCGCGAGACGCAGCCGTAGATGTCGGGGATCAGTGCATAGGCGCGCGGGCAATCAATGCGGCCGTCGCCTGGCAGGTCGAAGCCGAACAACGAGGTAATGACGCCCGGCTGTGACTCCAGTGGCGGGACGGTCTCGGCGGCGACGAAGTTAAGAATCTGGCGGAAGAAGTGGCTAGCCTGCACCCTCGGGTGTCCGGGGAGCCGGCTGGGTGCGGCTCGCTACCTCCTCGCCGTATTCTTCTCGATCCACGCGCCCTCCCGTAAGCGGGTTGGCTTCTGGCGCGGGATGATAGAGCCGTTGAATGCCGCCCGCAACACGATTTCAGCTCCCGGGCGGCGGGATCTGCTGCGCGATGATGTAGGCGAGTCCGTCCTGGCCGAAGAACCAGACATCGCCAGCGGTGTGGGGCTCCACGCGCACGTCGCTCTTGAGCAGCTCGACCAGGCGCCGCGCTTCGTCCTGGACCACGGGCATGCCAGGGTAGAGATGCGGGGAGCATTTTAGCACGACTTGCAGCGGCGACATAGGTTACCTCCCGCGTTCGCGTTATGCTGGGCGCTCGTGCGCGGGGTGGTCCCGCGCCGAGACCCAAGGAGCATACGCCATGGCGAGACAGGGAGACACGGTCACCTATCGCGATCTGGAAGGCAATAGTTACCCGGCCGAGGTCGTGGAGGTGCTGAATCCGCCCACGCTGCTCAGGCTCAAGTTCGGGCCCGAGGGGTTCGAAAAGGTGATCGGGCCGGTGGAACAGGCGGCGAGCCCGAACGCGGTCAACACCTGGAGCGAGCATGGCGAATCAAGGCCGGCCGAGGTGGAGCCGTCGCCAGCACCGGCCGAAGCGGGCGGCACGCTGAACACCCAGAACACGCCCTAGCACGGGCGGAGAAAACAATCGGGCCCCCGGGATTGAGGAGTGCCCGGGGGCCCATCTCGCCACATGGAGGTGTGTTCGCCCGATTCTCGCAGAGGTCGGACGTCGGCAACCTAGCCGGTTTGGGCGCTCGCCGTCAAGGCGGGCTCGGAGGATCGAAGCTTCATTCGGTTGATGGGTGCCGGACGTGTGCTAGAAAGACTTGCCCCGTGGAGCCATCGAAGGCTCCCTCAAGCCATGGGAGTTCGCGTTCGCAGGCGACGTAGGTCGTCCCATTGTTCGATTGCTTCACGGCAACGAGCAGCGGGCTGATTCCTCCCATCATCGGGTCCGGGACCGCGCTCAAGAACCAGTTGCCGTCGCCTTCCCATCCCATCTGGCGGAAGACTGCGGCCAACTGGGGGATCGTGGCCTTGAACCAGTACGCCGGGGGAAGTCCTGCCATCCTGGATTCCCGCGCTTGGTCTTCTTCGATTGCTTGAAGGGAGTGCCACCCCGTCCAATCGTCGACCGGGGCCTCTTCGTAGACCCACCATGCCCAAGAAGGATCTCCAGGATCGACGAGCGCGGGGTCCACTGCGTCACGAAACATCCCCTTGCGCACCCACGAAAAGAGCATCAGCGCGTCTCCGCCTCGTTGTTTGGGTGTATCCCCCACAGCGCGTGCGCAACATCCCGCAACGGGGAAAAATTGTCCACTCAAGCCGCCTGGTACTCGCGCCGGCCCTCCTGCTTCCGCACCGATGAGACTCCGTAGCGTAGGGCGTCGCAATTGTGCGTGAGGATGCCGTTCGCGAAGTACTCGTGATCGCCTTCTACCGTCAGGTTGTAGACGGGCTCACGCGTCCCGCAGGACTTCCACTCGGTGACGACTCGCACAGGTTCTGGAGCAGAACCGCGCGGGCCGGTATTTGTCGGTCTTGAAATCGGCCTCACACCGAACGCACGTCCTGACGAGGCAGCGGTCCACGCCAACCGCGCGCCGCCACGCCTGCTTGCAGTTGGTGCCGCAGAACCGGGCACCCGAGCGCTTGGTGGTCTTGTATCGGTTGCCGCAGTGCTCGCACCGATACACCCGTGGCTTCCATTTTCCGAAGCCGCATGCCTTGGCGTGCGCTCGATGCCATGCGAGCCCAGCCTTCGACCGATGCCATGCCGGAGCGAGCGCCGAAGCCTTGCGGATGTTGACGCGGAGCAGTTCCAGGCGCTCCGGCGACGGCTTGTGCATCTTGGCGTGCACCGATGCCGCCACGCAGGCGAGATTCCCTGGCTCGTTGTTGAGCGGGTTGCCGTCGATGTGATGGATGACCTTGCCGCGCGGGATTGGCCCGTGCGTGAACTTCCAGACTTCTCGGTGAAGGGCTTCGATTCCGCTGCGCCGGTTGCCGACTCCCGGCCTCCAGTAGCTCCGCTCGGCCCACATCTTGTTGGAGTCGGGGTATCGGTAGAAGTGGATGCCGTTGAACGTGACGCGCAAGCTCTTTCGTGGCATGCGACGACTGTATCACCATATCGCAGCGCGTCAAGCCTTACCCAGCCCCGCTCGGCGGTCCAGACAGGGTGATCTCCCGTCCCCTTGATTTCCGCTCCGTTCGAGAACGCTACCGTCCCAACGGCCGCGCGCGGGTTCGTCATCGCCGCGTCGCTCACGGGCATCCACCCTTCTCGCGTGCGAACGCGATGGCCAAGGCGAATTGACTCGATGGGCGCGGGACCTGAATCCGTTTCGACCATCGTTCCCGCCACCAGGCAGCCGTGATCGACGCCGACCGTCTTGTCCTTGCCGGGCTTGTCGGGATCATGCCGATAGCCGGGGATCTCCTCGATGGTGCAGATCGGAAACCCCTCCGCCTCGAGCGCGTCGTCCACCTCGACTAGCGAGCCAGGTTGGCCGTCGATGGTCCTGGGCTCGACGAAGTAGAGGCCGCAGCGCATACGCTTGGTGACCTCGTGGGGGGCCAGCGCCTCGTAGACGAACTGGAATCCGGGGCTGCGATCCTTGAAGGCGGCCGACGTCACGATGTCGCCTTCTTCGCTGAGCGTGGCGCGGTCCCCGGCATCATGGTCGGCATAGGAACCGATCAGGTTGATGTAGTTCGGGATGCGGTGCCCGTGCCGCTCGGCCGCTTGCCGTAGCGCCTGGAGTTCCTTCTCCTCCTCGCGCTGGATCACGGTGGCGTGATGGGGAACGGTACGCTTGCTCATGTAGATCTCGCGGTACATCCACCAGGCCGCGTACGGCGCCGATCGTGCGAGCCACAGGCAGACGAACGGGTCGACGTAGCCGAAGTCGATCGCGCGGACGCGCTCGTAACTCGCGGGCGGGTAGCCGCCCCACTCGTCCCACGCGCGCGGGCGGCGGCGGACGTGGAAGTCGCGGTCGAAGCAATCCCAGACCGCGCCCTCGATCGCGGCCCACTGCCCGAGCACCATGCGCTTGTAGTAGGGCCCGGTCTTGCGCTCGAGACGTGCGAGGTACTTGGGATCGAGGAACTCCATGCCGTCGAGGAGCCCGGCGCACACGCAGTCGGCCACCAAGTCGCCAGCCGGCACCACGCGGCCGTCGCGCAACGTGGTGTCCGCATCCGACCAAATGCGATGCGAGCCGAGGTCGGGGCGGAAGCGACGGAACAGGAAGTGCTGCGGCGTGTCCGGGTTGCAGGCTCCAGCGATCTGCAGATATGCGGTCTCGGTCTCGGAGACCGAGTCGTCGTCGAGGATCCTGAACGCCTTGTTGCGGAGGCGGCCCGAGGCGTAGTCCCACTGATCCTGCGTGATCTCCTCGGCCTGTTCGATCAGGATCAGGTCGAACTCGGTCGACTGGAGCTTGGCGGGGCGGTTGAGGCCGAGCACGATGATCGAGGAGCCGGTGGGATAGTGGAGGGTCGAGCCGCCCTCGTCGCCCTTCGCGTAGCCCCAGTCGCGGTGCGCGGGCGTGATGGTCTTGTCGAGTAGCACGGGGAGGATCGAGGCGCCGATGTCCTCGCGGTATCGCCGCGTGACCGCGACGCGCGCATCCTTGTAGGCCCAGCAGCGGTGATCGGCCTTCTGGCAGCAGACCGTGGTCTTGCCCGAGCCCAGGCGCCCGGAGTAGAGCAGGTCGGGGGCCTCGGAGAAGAAGAAGGCTTCCTGCGCCCACGAGTGCGGGGACCAGGAGAGGCTGCGCTGCTCGGGGGGGAGGATGTCAACGGCCACGTTCGCGGGCCTCCCGCTCGAGGCGGCGTTGCTCGATCACTCGCTCGAGCCGGTCGGGGTCGATGCCGGCCACCTTTTCCCCCTTGCGTTTGGGGCGGACGCGCATGCGCGTCGTTCCCGGCAGGCCGCGACGCAGGTGGGCTCGGTCGAGCGCACGATCCACGGCCGACACGATGAGCACGATGGTAAGGCTCTCCAGTTCACGCAACCGACGTCGTCGAGAGACGATAGCACGTGCGTTTTGGGGTGGGGTTCGGTTTGCTGAGCGCTGCGCGCGCCACGGCTTCCATGGCTTGGGCGGTTTCCGCCCGAGGCGGCGATCCAGTTTCTTGGTGAATGGCGTGGCTTTCAGAGCCCGGGCTCGCGCTCCGCCTTCTCGAAATAGTCGAGCAGCTTGCGGAGCATCAGCGCGATGCAGGCCTCGGGCGAGCGGTGCACCCTGGCGCGCGGATTGCCGCCAGGCGCCCCCTCGAAACCCTCGATCGGGAGCCAGCAGCGGCGGCAGGTGCCCTTACTGACGGCGTGTAGAGCCACAGCGGCGGCAGCCGTATTGCCCGCGGGTCGCGTTCCAGCCCATATGTAGGCGAGCCCGTCCTGGCCGAAGAACCAGACATCGCCAGCGCTCTCAGGCTTCGAGTCCTTGCCCATCTCGAGCCTCCTTGCTCTTCTCGGGAGGTGGTCTTCTCCATCCCCCACCTATCGGGCCTTCTGTTTCGGTCTCCGGTTGGGTCGCTCCCCCTCGGGTCCTTGGGCTCTCAACCAGGTTTTCGCCCGCATCATGCTCCCCACACCAGTATAGAAACGCGCTCGAAAACCTGTCAAAAGGATTTCAGGTCGCGCCCAGAGCGGCAGAGAGGTTTGCCCATCGTTTCCAATCAATGATTGGCGGGACGCGAGGCCACTCCGGTTTGCTACGCCTTCGCTGTCAATTCTTGATCGACGGCGATCTCGTGGGCCGCGC